GGAGAACTGCTTGTAAGGAGAACTTGATGGTTAGTTGCCTTAAGATCGAAGTAAGATAAACTAGAAGGACTTACACGCCTAACCACCGACCAAGAACCCCCGACAGAAATGTCGGGGGTTTTTTTGTGCCCTAACCTATTGCTACATTATTGTCCCCCAGATGGCAGCTCTTTTAGATAGAAAAGACAAGCAAGCATGTCTTTTCTAGGACGCCCACCGAAAGAAGCAGGCGTCCCCAGAAGACGCTCCTTTTTAGATAGAAAAGACAAGCAAGCATGTCTTTTCTCCTTGTATTTATATGGGAGATTTTGTATAATAGAGTTTCTATTAATAATAACAAGGAGGGCATTATGCCTAAACAACTGACAAATAAACAAACCGAAGTAATCGCTCTTTCACTTGCCAAGCAAATCTTTACCGAAGCAAATGAAAAAGCTCTTAAACAACCCGAAGTGCAAGAAGCTGTAAAAACTTTTGAAGCTCTCGTCAAGAAAAGAGATAAGTTCTCTAAACAAGAGCGAGAAGTCTCTGAGGAAATGAGCGTTTTCCGAAAGGGTTTCAACGAGAAGCACGGGAAGAAGCTCAAGATAGAACACGACTATCCTTACAAATGTGACTCAATCAAGGTGATTCCTGCTAGTCGAGATGAATGGCAACTTCGACAAGAGATTGAAACCGACCTGACCATACAAATGATACGTCTAAACCACGACATTGATGCGGTCATGGAGGAAATTAAAAAGAAATACTCTATTTAATTTCCCTTCTCCTAAAACCCCCAACTGTTATTAACATTTGGGGGTTTTTCTTTGCCCGATCCTATTGCTACATTACCGCACCCTGCGGTAAAACTCTTTAGATAGAAAAGACAAGCAAGCAGTCTTTTCTAGCTTCCCAATAAAGAACACGAGCTTCTGCCGTCCCACTGGAGGCAGCTCTTTTTAGATAGAAAAGACAAGCAAGCATGTCTTTTCTAGCTTCTAGCTTCCCGATAAAGAACACGAGCTTCGCTGGGACGGCCCCCTGGGACGGCAGCTCCCTTAAAATAGAAAAGACAAGCAAGCAGCCCTGGGATGGCAGCTCCCTTAAAATAGAAAAGACAAGCAAGCGGTCTTTTCTATCTTCGACTTCCGTGGAAGACAAGCGGCCCTGGGATGGCAGCTCCTTTTTTGTCAGAAAAGACAAGCAAGCAAATACCACGGGTGTGCGTAACGTAGCCCTGGGCCGCTGCGCAGTGTTTTTCCTCAGAAAAGACAAGCAAGCAGGACGCCGTGGCCCGGTCCCAGGGCTCTTCTTTTTGTCAGAAAAGACAAGCAAGCAATTATTCAATGACCTTGGTCCAAGCTTCTTCGAACTCGGACCAAGAACCTTGGTCAAAGGACAAAAGAGGCTTTGTTTTTAGCCCCTGGACGACCAACGACTCCACCTGGGAAGGAGAAAAAAGGTAGATGCCATATTTTCTGGGGTTCTTCTTCAAGAGCCCCTGGACTAAGATAAAAGCCGGGGCATTTTCCCTTAGCTTATGGTATGCGATTTGATGTGGAGAAAAGGAAACTTTCTTACTTTCGGTTACTTTAAGTTCCACCGTAAAATAAACACCACCAGGAGAAACACCTAAAACGTCCGGAATCCCATGATTTGTCCACGATTCTATACGGACTAGAATAAATGATTTTAGATTCATTCTAACCTTTTTCCAAAACAGAGATTCTTTTTTTGCCACAGTAAGAAAAGTATACCAGAAACATTGCATGTATGCGATAAATACTATATAATTGTGTAACAATATCAATTAATTATATAAGGGAGTTTATTATGAATAATATTGAAAACTTAAATGGAGAAATGCTGGGTCGAGCTTGTGCTTTCACCGGAAAAAATGACATAAGACCTAACCTAAACGGACTCTTTATTGAAAAAAGAGAAGAAGGAGGAGTCAACATCGTTGCTACCAATGGCCACATTCTTTGTGTCTACCAAGATCCGGAAGCAATCCCCTGTGATTCTTTTGAAAACGTCGTCCTGAACATCTACCAGCCTAACTCAAAAAGACTGCTTCCAGTTTTTACACAGTTGAAAAAAACCAACAGCGAAAGAGTTGATTTATTTGACTCGGTTGAAAGAGATGAACTAGGAGACATCACGGACAGACAACTGCTTCTAATTAGAATAACGGAAGAAGAGCCTTTTGCCGAACCTGTCTCTGCTATTGAGGGGCTCTTTCCTAAGTGGAAAAAAGTAATTAAAAGTGGTTTGAAAATGAATAAGCCTATTAGTTTTAGTCCACAATACCTGGCTAAACTTAAAGATTTTGTGCTTAAAGACGAAGACCCAAAGTTTCCAGAAATGACGCTTGTTGCTGGGAAAACAGATTCCCCTTGCATTTTTCAGTCTGCTCACGGTCTTGTGCTTATCATGCCGATGTTAAACAGAGGCTTTGAACTCAATGAGCTTCTACAAAAGAAGAAAACAAAACTAAAAGAGGTGGGGTCTTAAAATGTCTGTAGATACTTCCTCCCTAGAAACAGACTTGATTCATTTTGCACGAGAGAATTGCGATGACAAACTTGCCGATTTACTGAAACAATATGGAATAATTGTTTACGAAGATGAGCCAGAATACGAAAGACCACAGAATATCTATCCATCAACTAAGAAAGGTGGGTAGATATGGAAATACCAATTTTTACAAAATGGTGGGAAATGGTTGTTTTTCTTCTTTTCGCACTAATCGCGACAACTGTAGGTATTGTTATAGCGCCAATTATTTTTATTATCAGGAAATGGAATGAACGAAAAATATAAACCAGAATATGTAGCCTCAAAAATTCCCCTAGATCAACACGAATATCAAGGGTGGTTCTGGCACATGGCTACTAAGAAATTTTACAGGTGGAATGACTTACCGCACAGGAAGGACGCGATAATTAATGAACGAACTAATTAAAATAGCTTTTTGTGAGTGTTGCCTGGAAGGAAGAGAAAAAAGCGACTTTGTTGCAAGAATAGTAAAAACCAAAAAGAGCACACCTGTTCGACTTCGTGTTTGCTCTTCCTGTAACAGCTACAGCAATGAAGAGTTTTACGGTAATCTCACACGAAAATTAATAGACCGTATATTACAGAGGAATGACTAAACCAAAAGAAACCTATAGCACCAGTAAGGCATGGAGACAACTGGAAACTGTCGAAACAAGACATTTTAGAAAAATGGCTGAGTTTTTCAGAAAAGAAAACAAAAAACTGAAAGAGGAAATAGCTGAGTTTAAAAAAGCAGGGAAAAAAGACAATTATATTGAAACTGTCTTAAAGAAATGAATAAAGTTCCTGATATGGTGAACCACCCTCCACATTACAACACAGGAGAGATTGAATGTATTGATGCAATCGAAGCCATGCTGTCTCACGAAGAATTTATAGGTTATTTAAGAGGAAATTCGCTAAAATATCGTTGGAGATTCAGACACAAAAACGGTGCTCAAGACCTAGAAAAAGCTGAGTGGTATGAACAAAAACTAAAGCCCTTGATACAGGAGAAAAATAATGGTTAAAGGAACCTATAGAATATTACAAAATTCAAGAACTAAAAAATATAGGGTTGTGGATGAAAAAGGTCATGGAGTGGACTTAGGCACTACTAAACTAAGACAAGCAAAGAAACGCTCTCCAGGAGCTATAGAAAAAATGGAAAAGGACTAATGGGAAAGGCTCCGGAAAAATCGGATGCCTCAAAAATTACAGATATTTTAGGTTATTTCTATTCTCTGTCTAAAGAAGATCAAAAATTAGTGTTAAAAATTTTACAGGAGAAGAAAAAATGATTTGTTATAAAACTTATCTGGAAGTCGACCAGGCCAACAAACTAGTAACTGCTTTTAATCAAAACCAACTACATGATCTACTGCCTTTTCTTAAAATCGGTTTAAAAGGAGCAAAGAAAAGCTACCGACTCTGCCTAGACTGTCCAGTAGATAGTTACCCAAGAGTTAATAATAAATTAAACGACGTCCTGGACTTAAATCTTGTCTGGGAAGAATATGATGCTGCTATGACTCCTGAATTTAAAAAAGGTTTACCAGGAGATCAGAAAGAAGATTATCCTATTCCGTAAACTGGGCTTCTTCGACTTCCAACAATGGCTTATAGTCTCCCAATAGTTTTTGTATTCTCTTTTTGATTTCTATTTCACTCAAAGAATCCAAGGTGCCCGTCCGCACTTCTTTTCTTTCTACATAAAGACCCGCTGCCCTACCTCTCTGAACCTCTGCTGAAACCGCAGCAGTTAGGTTTCCTTTATCTATGGCTTTGTCTCTTATGTCTGCAAGCTTTTTAACGTGCCTACTGAACGTAACCTCATACTTTTTGTCTATTTCCCCCTGGAGCTCTCTTATGTATCGAACGACAAGCGGGTATCTTTGTGGATTTAAAAGCTCGGAAGCTCTGACATGCGCACTTGATTTACCATACCCAGCAGTGATCGCGCACTCTGTTTGTGTTTTTGAACCGTCGTTATAAACAAACTCTTTTGCAAAACGCACCTGTTTCGGAGTCAAATGTTTTTCATTACGGCCTGATATGTTTCCTGATATTCCTTTGGGCATGTGTGAATTATATCTTTTAAAGTAAGTTTTAGTAAGTCTTTTTTCACATAACCTACATAACCTGAAACGCACCTCTCTCAGGTTATGTGAAAACCCCTATAAACAAAGGCTTTCAGGGAAAACGCACCTCCGCACCTCTGTTTTTGATATTTTTTTCGTATTAGTCAGTTAAAAAATCTCAAAATCTCAGGTTAGGGGATGTGAGTATACTCTATATAGGAAAACAAGACCCCTTTGTTTTAAAGGGTTTCAGAGGCACCAAAACCCTGTTTTTACATAACTTCTACATAACTTCTGCGTGTTTTTGAGGTGCGGTGGAGAAACTGACCCTTTTCCCTTAGAAACTGACCCTTTTCCCTTAGAAATGACAGGTAAAGTCTTAGAAACGACAGGTAAGTTCCTAGAAATCGACTATTTGTCCCTGGTCCTTGGTCCACCGCCAACTCGACGTAATGAAAATAACCCTTTACTTTATTTTACTGTGGAGTATACTACAGGTAGTTAGTTAGGGCTCCTATTTGTTGATAGACGGATACCGGTCCTAGTTCGATAGCCAATGTTCTTAGCTCTAACTAACTATCTCGGAGGATATTGGCAATAGGACCACCTAATTAATGAAAAGAGGGAAAAAATGAAACAAATTGACTGGATAGAACTCTACGAAACAAACCAGGACAGAATTGAAAGATTCAAGGCCAGAACATCTAAAAAAGTTGTACGGGAACTAGAACGTCGCGATCCGGACTACCCGGAAACCTACGAGGAGGTTACCCATGGATACTAATCCGGTGACTTTAGTTTACTTCGACAAAAAGGACGCAGATTTTTTATCACACTCACTCTGCACCTATACCGAAGAGTTCGAGCCAGAAATACACAAGGGAGAAATGCCCAATGGCGCTGGTAAACTGATTATTCATTTTTATTCAGACCAGCTTTCCGCCCTTACTGCTTATAAAATCTTTGACGAGCTACACATGAACACTTGTTTGGTTACTGTAGCCGATGAATGGGCCGTGATCGTGGACGATCCGGAAAGACACGCGGCTCTTTTGAACAGCTGACACCCATTAAGTTATCGGATTTGGTCCCAGTTCGTCAGTTTGTGTCTCGTGGTGTCAGCCCCTTATATAATGCGAGCACAGACGATGGGACTATGAACATGAAAGAAAAAATGAAAAGACACCTCAAGATCATAGAATGGTTGTTACCCAGGATTCAAAAAGGAATTTCTGATCCTAGAAACTACGAAGAACTTCTTGGTCGTATCGACGCTAATCACAAACGCCACTTGCACAAGTAATATAATCCTCAGAGACAATCTCCCCTTCTTCCATTGTCTCCTGGATTTTGCGGTGTAAAGCCTTTTCTCGATAGCCTTGGCTATACCAGTATAAAGCAGCTTTTTCCCTTTTAGATAATTCGTCGCCCGTAGTTTCCATAGTTCATTGTGTGATTAACTGCTTTTTCAATAAGTCCCCCTGTTTTCTTTTTTACTACACCCTTGTTCATAAGATCTGTCACTGCATCAGAATACTCTGCACCTGTGTACGAACCTTTCCCTGGGTAAACAAGATCACTTGGAATAAAGTCACCGAGCTCTTTTTGCAGAGCCTTTACTTCGATGTGGTCAATTATGTCAGCACTGTCAATGCCCGTATAGGGCCGGGTCTGCATAGAAATAAGACCTTCGGCATCTTGTATTTCGGCAATATTGGAATAAGACATGTGCGGATCGAGTGCCAGATCCTTTTCCCATTTTCCTTTTCTTTTTTTGATTCTAATCAAAGAAAACTCATCCATGTTATCAGCACCAAATGGTCCGTGCATCCTGTTCAGAAAGTGCATTGCATCCACTGGGTTCGTCCAGGCAAAAACTCTAGGTTCTTCCTGGTATCTACTACCTGTTGCTTTTAGATAGTTGCTCGTCTCTATTGGGCTCAGGCCTCGTTTTTTTATGGCATCTATGTTTTTCGTCGGGGTTATGTGGTAAAGATAGTCTCCATATTTTTTGGCAGCTTTTCCTTTCTTCAAAACAGTTGATGCCACAGAAGGGGCAAAGGGCAACAGACCCAAACCACTTAAAGCATAATTCGCAAGCGAACGCGTCTCAGGCTCATCTCGATACATCTGCACATCGCCAACGGCGCCAATTATATCCGTAACAGGAAACCCGACGGGAGACATGCCTATTTTCTGAGCCGGATTCAAAGATTCCCAAAGAGAACCAATTCCGCCCTTGATTTCTTTTTCGCGACGCGAACGTTCAACAGTTTCTTCCAAGCGCCTTTGTGTTCGTTGTTCCCTAGCAGATTTCATATAATTCGTCGCCCGTAGTCCCCATAGTTCATTGTGTGATTAACTGCTTTCTTTACTACCCCACCTTTTCTCATGCCTTCAACACCACCCATTAGCACGATCTCTCGCATTTTTTCAATATTAACATACCAAACTTCGTTAGTAACATCCGTTAATACTGTCCTTCCCCCCTCTTTTTTTCCTAATGCAGCTTTGGTCGGATACTCTCCAATTTTTTTCATGTCCAGACCAAGTTCTTTCGCCATTTTCTTAGCCTCTTTAATTACTTCCACATAGGGATAGACAGGAGAACCTTCGGTGCCATATTTATGCAGGTAAACATGGGTTATATCAGGGAAAGTTTGCAACAACTTCACAATTCCCCGGTGTAATAAGTCCTTGGCCCAATCGGCTTCCTTCCCATATTGAGTGCCTTTGTGCGGATAATCAGGTATCTTGTCTTTTTCCTCAATCCTCCCGGTCAGTTCTTTCTCCTCAAGCCTTGATATATTCTCTTGTGTAAAATTTTTGTCCTGATTTAGATAAAGATCCAGCACAGGAGCCAGCTCAGGATGATTCTGTATCGCCACCGTTGCAAAAGGCCGTGCTTTTTTAAGAACAGTAGGGGCCATTTGTTGCCAGGCAACATATTTCACAAAAGGCATTATTTTATTAATGCCTTCTATAGTGGCCTCAACTTCAGGATCTGTTAGCTCTACCTGGTTGAAAAAAGAACCAAAGCTGGGCTTCCAATACTGAATGTCGCCCCTTATTTCGCTGTCTATAAGTATGTTTTTTGCATCCCGGGAAGACAAAGTCCTTCCCAAACTTCTAAAAGGCTGTGCTTCCAACAACCAATCATAAAAAACATCTTCAGCTTTTCCCTGTGCTTTGAAAGTAAGCTCTTTTTGGGCAGCATCAGCATCTAAAGCTATTTTTTCCCCTAACGGATACCTTGCTGGTCCTGTCTCGTCTATGTTTGTCAGCTCTCCCAATCGTAGACGTTCGATCATACTGCTTAGTTCATGGGTAGGTATAGGATGCCCTTCCGATGCTAGACTCCGGCCTTGTTCTGGAAGGGGGTCAAAAAAAGCGGCAGCAGCCCCTCCTGTCCGGCTTTCAGGGTCATCTCCGATTCTAGGGAACAAACTCCGCAGCTGACCGTTATCCCGCGAAGGGATCCCCCCTTTGATAACATAGCGCGGGAACTGCTGTGGGCTTATGGGGTAGTCTTGCGTAGAAGAAAACTCTCCAGTTCTCCCTGTGTCTTTTTCTAAAGGCATAAATGGAGTAATTAACGCGAGAGGCTTCCCTAGAATCCCTGCGCTTCTTCCCGTTGTTGTTTTCGAAACGTAGGCTTCTATGGCGTTGTCTATTCCATCCAGCTTTCTTTGTAAAGTTTTTTCACCAGGAGTAAGCTCTGTTTCAGCTACTTCCGAACGGAACCTTAGTTTTCTCCATTCCGGCCTGGGACCTTTAGGATCCCCTTGCCTGTATATATCCTGTTGCATTTCCCAAAAACCATAGCCCAACGCACCTGGCTCATGGGACATCAGCAAACCTCTTGTCCACCCGTAGGTGCCAGGCACCAGGGAGTGCCCACTACCGCTTCTGTCGTATTCTAAAGAATGGTCTTTTCTAAGGTCTAGGTCTAGACCATAAGCATTTTCACTTGCCGCATCAAGCCTGGGATGAAAAGCCGCCCACATTTCAACGTTACTGCCAGGACCAATTTCACTGTCCGCTGGTTCTAAATAATAACCTCCCCATTTGTCCCCAATTCTTTCTTTACTAAAGCGAGGACCAAGGTAGTTATTAAACTGTGTTCCTTTATGCACGGTTTCACCTATGTTTTCCCAGGCATTGTAAGCAGGGTCTTTGGGGGCTAAAAAGGGAACCATCGCAGGGAACAGAGCCTCTGCTTTTTCAAGGCGCTCGGCTACTTTTGGTAAAACTACGTCCTCATATTCGTTCCAGAAACGATCTTCGCCGTTTGGAAGAATGTCTTCAGGTATCGCAAATCCGGAACCTGGGTTATAGCCTTCTGGTAAAACCTCAGACTTTTCAATCTCCTCTTTCTCAAATTGTACTTGTTTTTTAGCTAAAAACTCTTTTTTAATTTGTGATTCATCAGCTGATATTAAAAAATTTCCCGCTTCATCTTGTTCGAAATACTTCGCGTTCTGGTTGTCAATAAGAATAGTCGTATTAAAACGAGAATAATGGTCGTCGAGAATTTGAACTAGTTCTGCTACCAGGACCGGCTCCCCCTGTGCTTTGAGATCAAGAAGACGTTCCGCGACACCTGAAGAAATAGCTTGGTTAGCAATTTTTTTGTTTATTGGTTTTAGTTTTTTTCTAGGCACAGGAAAACCATTTCTGTTTTGTTCTAGGCCCAGTCCCAGAAAAAGTTTCCATGGATTCCCTGGGTTTATAAGCCCTTGTACACCATAACGGGAGGTTAAATCTTTTTTTATTGTTGTTAAATGTCGTCTAAGAACACTATAGCCTCCGGTTTGCGGATCTATTTTATCCGGATAAAAACCTAACTTATTTGGTTCCCCTATCATAAAACCAACAGTAGGATCCGAGACAACTCGTTGAACGCTTCCGATCGGAAGCCCCTTGGTTTCCTCTGTATATCCTATACTACCAGACGCGGGGGAATCACTGGTAAACTGAGGCGCGTTATATAAAGGGCGCGTGAACTTATCTGGTTTAAGACGATCAGGAAGCTCCGCAGCGGGCTCACCTGTTTGATTGTATTGAGCTATTTTAGTATCTATATTGTTATCAATTTTTTCCAAATTAAACATTTGTTCAGGGATTTTAAAACCGGTTTGAACTACTACGTCCCGTACCTCATCCGATTCTAAATACTCGTGCATTTCATTTTTTATATCACTTAGAGTTTCTGCCAATATAAGTGGTCTGTGTTCCTGGGGAACGTTCTTCTCTTCAAATTTTGCCTCTATTCTTTTAGCAAGATTTTCATAAGCTATTTTTGTTTCTACTTTATGTTGGTCACCAAGATCCGGAATTAATAGATTTCCAATATTCATTGGCTCCAGGTATTTTCTTAACGTAGGAGTATCTCTTTGCGCCTCAGCCTCTAGCTCACCGAACATTTGATCCAAGGATATTTCTTCCTGTGGGCGTTGGTCCTCTATTTGAAGAGGAGCTGTTGGAGGTTCTTCTGTTACTTCTTCTTTCTTCTTGCCAAAGAGTTTCGTAAACGGATTAGAATAAAGCGAGCCGTCCAGGGCAGGAGGACCTACTTGACTAATCACCTCTGTACCAGCTTGCGTAACAGTTCCTGCTCCAGTACCC